ATTATTTACGACTTCTGATATTTCACGAGGTGTTCCACCTTGATAGGGTAAGACTCTAAACATTATCGAATTCCTCTAGGAACTATATCTACATCCACTCCTATTGCGTGTGTCCAGTTACCAGTAGGGTTAACTTCTACACGATGATAACGACCAAAACTTCTTACACCTGCTCGACCTTCAGATGAGGTTGTAACAGATGAACCAAAGGTAATAATATCATCTAGTTCTTTGCGTGATGCAATTCTCACTGTAGATGAACCATCTTGTATTTGTGGTCTGACTAAGTTAGCACAACTGTTAAATCCTACTTCTAGGTCACCAGTCACTAATTTAGCAGTCATGTTTGTTCCAGTAAATGTAACAATCTTTTCACCATCTACTCCACCAAAGAGTAACTTACCACCGACCCATTCTCTTGAGTCTAGTGATGCAGGCAATGAATCCATTGTTCCAAATACATCTAAACCTTCTAATGTCACACCTGATGTTGCTAGAGATGCAATATAGTCTACAGAAGTAGAATCAGATTTAGACCATTTGTCTAACTGCCAGTTATAAATAAGCAGTGAACGACCACCTGATGTGTTAGGATAGTTCCATGCCACAATGTTTTTTACAGGGTCTACTGCACTAGAGATAGAATCAAACTGACTTAGGTCTGCGTTCTTAAAGAAGTATCTGTCTATCTTTTCTGTGCCAATTCCTCTGACAGAATTACCATCACATGAATAGAAACCATCATCTGATAAGAAGTAAGAGATGTTGCCGTATTGTGCTACTGAACCTGTAGAGATACAACCTAATCCTCTTGATATGGTGTCGAACTGAAAGAACAATGGTGAACCAATATATGACATTCTAGTTACTGAGCGTTCTGAGAATATTAATCCAAACTCGCCACCAGTAATTCCAGTAATGTTACCGCCATCAGGAATGATTTGATAATCAGATTGCGAGGTTGTTCCTGATACCCATGTTGTTTCGTCATTAATATCTGACCATTGAACCTTATTAGGATTTGTTCCTCCATCTAGGTTTGCAGTCACCACAAAGTCACGAACCACTGTAATAAACTTAGCAACAGGTGCATTAGCATCTACATCTGCAAAAGCACTAGATGAACCTACAGTCCATGCTTGAACTTTATTTAAGTTATTTACTGCTAATACGACATTACCAAACTGTGCAAATCGCCATATGCTTGAACCAGCGTAATTACCTGACTTAGATACATTGTTTAGGTCTTTAGTGCCACCATCGTATAGAAATAGTTTGGTTGCTCCACCTGCAAATAACTGTGTAGTTGTATTAAACTTACCTGCAAATACAGAAGTTAAACTTTCACCTGCATTATTAGATAAATCTACAGCACTGGCAATAGAACCATAACCAACCGCTTGAGGAATGACATTATTAACATCTATCATTTGTCCTGCGATAGATGGTTGGTCAGGTAACCATTCACCAAATTGAACTCGTTGAGTTGCCAATTATTCACCCCAGTCTTGAGAATTCATTACCTCTATTAATGCTTCTACAGTTGTTACTCCTGCAATAGCAGTTTCTAATCTATCACATTCAGTTCTGATAGCATCACGCTTAGTAGTTACATCAGCAGGAATAGCAGTAGACTTTTCATTTAATCTTGTTACATACCAGTCTGTTTGTGCTAGTAGTTTACCTGCTGTGTCTTTCACTTGTGCAATCATGCTAGACTTCAGACCTTTAGTGACTAATCTTTCATCACTGTCTACCATCACAGGATTGTCAGGGTCTGTGTTGTCTAGCACTTTGACATAGAGTGGGTTACCATCTTCGTCTACTTCTTCTCTATCTTCCAATGCTTTTGGATTGTTAATGTCACCATCCCAGTAGTATCTGTCATCAGCACGAACAGGGTCATCTTCCCATGTAATACCGATAGCAGTTCTTTCTGCTTCTGTTGATTTTTGTAACCAATTAGAAGGATACATCACATCACCTACTGTGAATGACCTTCCAATCCTGAGTGTTAAGTTTCCTAGTTTATACATAATTACCTCGCTAAAGATTGTTTGAATGGGTTTTCGGCAAATGCCATGTAGATATATGTTCCACCTGATGCGTTGCTATCTGAATCATTGTAAGTTTTCTTAAATCCGTTGGATACAAAATTCATCAAACCTCCAGAACCCAGTTCAGCACTTGATAAATTTGGATACAGTGTATAGTTTACAGGATTATTTTGCTCCCTTTCAGAATCTTGTACTAACCAATTACTAGTGCTATCAGTTCTTTTAGTTAATACAAATGCAGGTTTAAACCCTGTGTATACAAATGGACCATCAGCAGAACCATTACCTGTGTAAGTTCCTATTTTGCTAAACCCTTCTACAGAATGGAAGCAGTAAGTTACTAATGTTTCACCATTTGCTTCTCCTGCTCCTACTTCAAATGTGGAAGCGTTTGGTAAAGATGCTCCTGAATCTGCTTTTGCATTTGTTAAATTTAAATGTAA